CCACAGCTTTGATTTCTATGAAAGCTACTCAATTAAAAGTGAGTAGAAAATGGAATTCAATGATGATGGGAATTAAAATGCAGGGCAAAAACGGATTATTTACACCGCCAACTTACAGCCACATTTATAATCTAAAAACTGTTCAGATGTCTAATGACAAAGGAACATGGTTTGGATGGGATGTAACTAAAGTTGGTCCTGTTACTGACAAATCAATCTATGACATAGCTAAAAATTTTGCTGAGCGAGTAGGCAAAGGTGAAGTTCAAGCTAAACATGGATCAGAGGAAACTAGTAATCAACCTTACTAAACGAATCCTAGGTAGTGGGCGTCAGAGCGAGAGTGAAAACGCCCACTTTTAATTTATGTCAGTAGAAAAATTTAAAAACATATTTCAAGGACTAGAACGTGCTCATGGTTGCACTAAGGTAAACGCGCCTGCAGAAAATGGTGTTAAATTAAAAGGGCAATCATTCATAGTACGTCAACCAGTGACCACGGAACTTTGGACCATGCATTTAAATGGAACACAAAGTTTAGGTATCATACCAATTAACGAAGATAATCAATGTGTGTGGGGATGTGTAGATATAGATTCCTACGCAGGTTTTGATCACAAAAAATTAATAGATAAAATAAAACAATTTAAATTGCCTTTGGCTGTATGTAGGTCAAAGAGTGGAGGAGCACACGTCTTTCTCTTTTCTACAGAACCGGTAGCAGCAGAAAGAATGAGAGACAAACTAACGGAAATAAAAACACTATTAGGATATGGCGGATCAGAAGTTTTTCCAAAACAAATACAATTAAAATCAGTAGATGACACAGGTAATTTTTTAAACTTACCATACTTTAATGGTAATAATACAACGCGATACGCATTTAAAGATGATGGCAGTGCTGCAACATTAGAAGAATTTTACACAATATATAATACAATTAAACAGATAGACATTACTAAAATAAAAATAGAAAGGCCACAATCAGAATACTCTGATGCACCACCGTGCATTGAACTTATGGCTATGAATAAAATACCAGAGGGTGGTAGAAATAACTCTATGTTTCATTTTGGTGTGTACGCTAAAAAGAAATGGCCAGCAGAATGGAAAAGTAAAATGACTTTGTTTAATGCAACAGCATCAACAACACCATTAAGTGAGTCTGAGGTAGAAATAATTAAAAGACAGCATGACAAAAAAGAATGGGGTTACAAATGTAATGATACACCAATGTGTAATCTGTGCGATAAAAAACTATGTAGAGAAAGAAAGTTTGGTATTGGTGAAGAGATAGTATTTCCTGCACTAACTGACTTACAAAAAATTAAATTAGAAAAACCGTATTACTATTTAAACGTAGATGGTGAAAGACTACACCTTGAGAATGTAAAATTTTTAAAACAACAAAGTTTATTTCAAGAAGCATGTATGGAACAGTTAGATTTTAAACCACCAACAGTAAAACCTAAAGACTGGGACATGATAATAAATCCATTGATGAAGAACCACGAACCAATAGATCCACCTGAAGGGGTGACTACACAAGATCAATTACAAAATCATTTAGAAGAATTTTGTTTAGATAGACACATAGGTTCTGATGTTAAAGATTTAAAACGAGGTGGTGTATTAACTAAAGATGGTTATCACCATTTTATATTTGACAAATTCTATAATCAATTTTTAATTAGAAAACGTTGGGATGTACCCTATTCACGTACAGCACAGATGTTAAAAGAAACATGCAACTGTGATGATAAACGAATAAGCAAAGAAAGAATATCTGTGTTTGTTGTAAAACAATTTGATAAAAAAACAGATGATTATACACAAAAAGAATTAAAACCAAAGGATCCGTATTAATGAAATTTTTGTACACACAAAAATCACGTTCAACATCGACACGTGCACAAAGGCGATGCAAACAAAAGGAGAGTAAGCATTATGAAAAATAATGGCACTCACGAGGTTGGTAAGGTGTATGAAACCTATGACTATGAACTATTTGTCAAAGTCAAAGGAAATCGTGCAATCAATCAAGCTCACGTAAACAGATTGGCTAAAAAGATGGAGACTAGATTCCTGAAAGAGCTGCCGATCATTGTTGGACCTAAAGATAAGAATGGTAAACATCCTATTCTTGATGGTCAACACTCAGGTGATAGTAGAAAAGCGACGGGGAGACCTATTCGTTATATTATCACTAAACATATCAGACCAGACGATATATCAGATATGAATACTGATAAATTAAACTGGGGTGATAAGGACTATCTCAACAAGTATGTTGGGAAAGGAAACGAACATTATGTTTTTTATAAAAGCATAATGGACGAGTACAAATGTTTAAGAGCGAAGTTCAGTATATGGACTGCGATTTTAAATGGAGTGAGAAAAAGAAACACTATTCTTGAAAAACAATTCAAGGATGGTTTATTCTCAATAACAGAAGCAGATAAGAAAGAAGCTATAAAAACAGCTGCTTACATGAAAGATATCTTTGCGGAGATACCTAACGCTAGGCTAGCTACGTTTTCATTTGCATTATTACATGCAATGGGTCAACCAGGCTTTGATCGTGAACACTTCTTAAACAAAGTCGTAAAGCAATCTAAAAAGTTTAGAGGTGCTACTAACACTAAAGAGTGGTTAGAAATTATAGACTATGTTTATAATAAATATAATAAGAAGAATTCTAATAAAAATTTAGATTTCGACGAAATGTAAAAAGAGGGGGCCTTCGGGCCCCTACAAAAATTATGAGAACAATAGTATTAGGACCACCAGGAACAGGAAAAACAACAACGTTGTTAAACAAGGTAGATGACTATCTTAAACAAACTGATCCTGATAAAGTTGGATACTTTGCATTTACACAGAAAGCTGCATACGAAGCAAGAGACAGAGCAATTAAAAAATTTAATCTTACAGAAGATGACCTACCATATTTTAGAACACTACACTCACTAGCATTTAGAAAACTTGGAATAAAAAAAGATCAAGTAATGCAACAAAGACATTACAAGGACTTAGGAAAAAAATTAGGTTTTCCTGTAACCTATGCAGATTATCAAGAAGACCAGGGCAGTGCATTTAATTCTGACAGTGAGTATTTACGTATTATACAATTAGCACAGTTACGAAACATTACAGCAGAACAACAATTTGATTTAAACGAACACACACAGGATTTAGAAAGAAGCACATTAAGAATTATAGATAATGAGCTCGCAAGATATAAAAAAGAATATAACCTAATAGATTTTAATGACATGATTACAGAGTTTACTAAGTCAGATAAGTCACCAAAGTTTGATGTGGTATTTATTGATGAGGCACAAGATTTATCGTTAATGCAATGGGATATGGCAAAAACTATTTGGAATAAAACAGAAGATTCTTTTATTGCAGGCGATGATGACCAAGCAATATACAAATGGGCTGGTGCAGATGTAGATTCTTTTATAGCTTTAAAAGGACAATATTTACCATTAACACAATCATTTAGAATACCAGCTAAGGTGCATGGTGTAGCAATGGGTATTATTAACAGAATTAGAAATAGAATAGATAAAACATGGCAACCAAAAACTGTACAAGGTAGTTTACATAGACACTATGGCGCTGACACAATTAATATGTCATCAGGAGAATGGCTGGTGTTGGCTAGAACTAAACATTTGTTAAAAGATTTAGAAGAGTCTTTGTATCAACGTGGATTATATTATTCATCACGATACAGGAGAGGCACAGAAAAAGATTTACATGAAGCAGCAACAGCATGGGAACAATTACGACAAGGTCAATTAGTTTCATATAAACAAATTGAAAATATATCTAAATACATGGGACCTACACATTGGCATAAGAAAAAAATAAAAGGTATGACTAAGGAATCTTTTTACGGAATAGATCAATTAATAAAAGATTATGGTTTGCAAATTAAAACAGTTTGGTACGAGGCGTTTGATGACGCTGGACAAACTAAAGTAAATTATTTAAGAAAAATGAGAGCAAATGGAGAAAGATTAAATGAAAAACCAAGAATAGAATTGTCTACAATACATGGAGCTAAAGGTGGTGAATCACAAAATGTTGTGTTATTAACTGACTTAACACAAAATACTATGAGAGGTTATGAAAGAGATCCAGACGATGAAAATAGATTGTTTTATGTTGGAGCAACAAGAACAAAAGAAAATTTACATATAATAGAACCAAAAAAATATGAAAAAGGATTTATGATATGAGTGATATTTATAAAAAACAAGTTGGCGGATCTCATTATCGAAGTATGGTTATTCAACCATCAGAGTTTATAAATAAAAATAATTTGCCCTTTGCAGAAGGCAATGCTATAAAATATTTGTGCAGGCACAAACAAAAAAATCAGAAAGAAGACTTATTAAAAGCTAAACATTATATTGATATGGCTATTGATAGAGACTATCCAGAAAAACCAAAAGAAGAAAAAAAACCAAAACCAAACTCATGGGGGATAACTAAATAATGCAAATACCAATTTTTAAACCACAAACAGAATGGCTGCCACCAGAAGAATTTCCAGATTTATCTAAGTATGATGAGATTGCAATTGACCTAGAAACTAAAGACCCAGATCTTATGAAAATGGGATCAGGTTCTGTTGTAGGTAAAGGAGATGTTGTAGGTATTGCTGTAGCTGTGCTAGGTTGGTCTGGTTATTATCCTATTGCTCACGAAGGTGGTGGTAACATGGATCGTAAAAAGGTCTTGAAATGGTTCCAAGGAGTATTATCTACACCAGCAACAAAAATATTTCACAACGCCATGTATGACGTTTGTTGGATTAGGGCTTTAGGTTTAAGTATTAACGGTAAAATAGTGGACACGATGATCGCATCTGCCCTTGTTGATGAAAATCAAATGCGTTATGACTTAAACAATTGCAGTAAAAGATACACTGGAAAAACAAAAAGTGAAACACATTTATATGAAGCTGCAAAAGATTGGGGTGTTGACGCCAAGGCAGAAATGTATAAACTACCTGCCATTTATGTTGGCGCATATGCAGAAAAAGATGCTGAACTTACATTAGAACTTTGGCAAGAGTTAAAGAAAGAAATTTTACACCAAGATATACAATCTATTTTTGATTTAGAAACTGAATTATTTCCTTGCCTTGTTGATATGCGTTTTTTAGGTGTTCGTGTAGACGTAGAAGCAGCTCAAAAATTAAAAGAAGAATTACATAAAGAAGAAAAAGCATGCCTATTAGAAGTAAAAAAAGCCACACAAGTAGATGTCCAAATATGGGCGGCAAGGAGTATTGCGAAAGTTTTTGAAAAACTTCGCCTACCATATGACTTAACTTTAAAAACAAATTCTCCATCATTTACAAAAAACTTTTTACAGAATCACCCCCACCCAACTGTGAAACGAATAGCCCGCGCTCGTGAAATAAACAAAGCGCATACCACATTTATTGATACCATATTAAAACATAATCATAAAGGAAGAATACATGCAGAAATTAATCAATTGCGTTCAGATAATGGCGGAACTGTAACCGGTAGATTCTCGTATTCAAACCCAAATTTACAGCAAATACCAGCACGGAACAAGGAACTTGGACCAGCTATTAGATCATTATTTATACCCGAGGAGGGCCATACATGGGGTTGTTTTGACTATTCTCAACAAGAACCTAGGTTGGTAGTCCATTATGCTG